ATGAGTTTCCGCCCTGTTTACTTTTGCTTACTTTTGCGTGTAAAGACGGAAGTTTTGAACTACTCCTATGTACAGAGCTACTCGAAACACTGGAGAAAATTAGAAATCATTTCAATGCACCTTGTACGATTAACAGCGGCTACAGAACGCCAAAACACAACGCAAAAGTAAGCAAAAGTAAACAGGGCGGAAACTCATACCACTGCAAAGGAATGGCCGCCGACATCGTAGTAAAAGGGCACAGCTCAAAAGAGGTCGCAAAATATGCAGACAGCATACTTGACAAAGGCGGTGTCATACAATATACTAACTTCGTACACATCGACGTACGCGAAAACAAATACAGAAAGGGGGTATAACAAATGGATGCAATGAAAATCAAGCTGCTGCGGGACATCCTGAAAGTCCTGGATCAGATTTATCACGCACTGGACAAAATGGCCGACAACTATTTCAAGGAGGGCTAACATGTTTGAGCACAAGACCTGGAATGTACGAGACCAGACCGAAGAAGCACTGAGGCTGAAAGCTGAAAGCCTATACAAAGAAATTGAACGAAGCCACAAACTGCTCAAGAAAATTTCAAATCTCGAAGACGCTCAGAAGATGATAAACTATATCTGGGGCATGAAATTATGGGCGAATGACATTGAGCTAGAACTACTAAGGAGGAAATACAATGGCACGTCATCGCAGTAAGCCAAATCCGGCAAAAGACAAACGCATGTTCAACGTAACGGCGCGAAAGACGAAAGCAATCAACCTGTCGCAGAAACCGATGCGCGGCGGCATCCGGCTGTAAAGGAGGAAGAAAAACAATGGTGCATGCATACTACGGGATTTACGATAAAGCGGCTAAGTGCTATGTGCACGTAACCGAAGGCCGAAACAACGAAACTGTGCAGCGCATGTGTAATGCGCTGGCAAAAGACAAAACGACCTTCATCGGACAGAAGCCGGAAGATTTCACGGCTTATCACGTAGCCAACTTTGACGAAGACACAGGCCACTTTGAAAGCGTCAAGCCTGAAAAGGTATGGGAGGGTAAGCCGAATGAATAAACGAAAGGAGCGCTTGCGCTCCTTTTCCTGCTCAGGAGAAAAAGAGCGTAAGCAGTACGTTTGGACAAAAGACGAAAAAGGCGAAAAAAAACTGATGGAAACAACTCCTATCGACATCCAACAGGAGATCGAGAGTTACGCGGATGAATGCGACATCAAAACGATTGTAGCAAAAGCAGCATTTGACCCTGAATTCGCAAGAGCAGTCGCAGACGCAGGCGGCGGAGATATCGATATCTCAGGCTGGCCAACGAACATCCACGAATATCACCAGATGATAGCAACGGCCGAAGCAACGGCAATGCAGCTGCAGGCCGAAGCACAGAAGGCCGAAGCACAGAAAATCAAAGCAGAAAAGGAGGAAACGCAGAGTGAATCGAAATAATGAACGGCATTTCAACCAAATCCCGTCAATCCAAATCAGCAGAAGCACCTTCAAGCGAGACCAGAAAATCATGACCACGTTCGACGCTGGCGAGCTAGTCCCGTTCTACGTCGACGAAGTTTTACCGGGGGATACGTTCCGGGTGAACACTGAAGCGATTATTCGCCAAACCACACCGAAGTATCCGGTGATGGATGACGCATTCATCGACTTCTACTACTTCTACGTACCAAACAGAATCGTCTGGTGCCACTGGAAGCAGTTTATGGGCGAAGTGGAAAGCACGCCATGGATGCCGAGCACCACATACAGCGTACCTACAATCAGAATCAACAGGGCATATACGTCAAGCAAAGGCCCTAAAATTCCGGAGACGGGAACAATCCTGGACTATATGGGAGTACCGACAAAGGTCGTAGATACAGAAACCAACGCAAAAAACCAGGGGAGCTTCGAAGTAAACGCACTACCAGTAAGAGGGTACGTGATGATCTGGAACGAGTTCTTCCGGGATCAGAATGTGGAAAACGCAGCGACGTGGAACGACGGCGACGACTGGGAGACTTATACGCCTACGACACTGGCCGGAAATCCGGATACCATCGAAAGCAGATTGCAGCACGCAATAAAAGGCAGTCGATGTCTGCCTGTTAACAAATTTCACGACTACTTCACCAGTTGCTTACCGTATCCGCAGAGAGGACCCGAAGTGACACTGCCGATGTCAGGTAACGCAGCAATTAAAGGATACGACTCACCCGAACTGGACAACGAAAGGGCGGCGTTTAATGGATACTTCAGTTCCACGGCGAACAATAACAGTTACAATGCAAGTATCGGAGTGTCGGGAGCTAAAAACGGGTTGGAAATCTTTTATTCAAACGCGGCGGTCGGTACAACCGCAGCGACAGGAACATGGCTGGGCGCAGATTTAACGACGGTAAATGCAGCAACTATCAACGACCTCCGGCAAGCCGTGGCGGTACAGCACTATTACGAAGCGCTGGCGCGTGGCGGCAGCCGATATCGTGAACAAATCAAAGCAATCTGGGGCACAACTATCAGCGACAAAACGGTACAAATTCCCGAATATCTGGGCGGCGGTCGGTACCACGTCAACATGAATCAGGTTGTCCAGACGAGCGGCGAAGCTGGAACGGATAGTACACCTCTGGGCGAAACGGGCGCAGTGTCCATTACTCCGGTGCGAGAAAGCAGCTTTACAAAGTCCTTTGAGGAACACGGCTTTGTTATCGGCGTCATGTGCGTAAGGCACGATCGGACCTATCAGCAGGGTCTGGAACGATTCTGGGGACGAAAAGACAGACTGGACTACTATGTGCCACAGTTTGCACATCTGGGTGAGCAGCCGGTGAAGAAAAGTGAAATCATGCTGACTGGCAAAGAAACTGACGAACAGACCTTTGGATACCAGGAGGCATGGAGCGATTATCGGATGAAGCCAAACCGAGTAAGCGGCAAAATGCGGAGCAACGCAGAAGGAACATTGGATTTCTGGCACTACGCGGACGACTATGAAACGGTGCCTACACTGTCGCAGGAATGGATGAGTGAAGGCAAAGCAGAAATTGCAAGAACGCTCATTGTCCAAAATGAACCGCAATTCTTCGGTGGAATCCTAGTGAGAAACAAAACAACCAGACCTATGCCGCTTTACAGCGTACCGGGGCTGGAAAAGCTGTAAGAAAGGAGGAAAGCCCGGGAGACCGGGCTGATTTTATATGGCATTCGGGTTGGATGATATCATGGCAATTACCGGCGTAGTAAATGGAGTATCAGGCCTAATAAACGCAGGGTCAAACCTTTTCGGCAGCTTAGGCGGCTGGGGGGGCCAAAGCAACGCAAGCAGCAGCGGTGGAAGCACAAGCAGCGGCGGCGGACATAGCGAAAGCGGGAGCGTATCAGGATCAAACGACGAGCAGATTAGCCGATGGCTGCAGCAAGCATACAACTACCAAAGCGGCGAAGCTAAAACTGTAGGCGACTACAACCAAGGGAGTATGCTCAGACAAATGGGATATAACACACTGCAAGCAATCATGCAGGGCGTGTACAACCACATCGAGACCACAGCCGCGATGAACTACAACAGCGCCGAAGCACTTGCAAATCGAAACTGGCAAGAAAAAATGTCGAACACCAGCTATCAAAGAGCGGTGGCAGACATGAAAGCCGCAGGCTTAAACCCAATACTGGCATTTGCGAACGGCGGAGCGAGCACGCCGGGTGGCAGCGCAGGAACAATCAGTGGCGCAAGTATGGGACTTGCAAGCAGCAGCGCGTTAGGGCTGAGCCGAAGCAGTGGATTTGTACCAAGTAGTTACAGCTCACAAAGCTGGAGCTATAGTGACTGGTATAATGCAGCACAAGCATGGAGCCAGATGCAGAGCGAAAGCCACATGTCACCATACGGACTGCAAAAAACACTTGACGGTATCAATGAAAAGGTGACAGGCGGCATTAAAAACGCAGTCGAAGACGGCATAAAAGCGAGCAAATACAGTGCGAAAACCGGCATGAGCTTACCAACGTCAATGGCACTGGGCGCAGGGATGAAAGCAGGAGTCTACCTACGCGGAAAAATGGGAGGTAAAAAATAAATGAGTTGTTACAAGCCGCTCATCAGGCTGTACAACCCGGAAAACAGAGAGATCAGCGGACGGGTGTATTCACTCGCCCGCTTTTCCGAGTTATCGGGGAAAAAACTTAGATATGAAGACGTTATGTACGATCCGAAAGTAATGTTAATTCCATGCGGACAATGCATAGGGTGCAGAATAAGGCAAAGAGAAGAC